GTAAGCCTTCAACCCAGCCGGGGACCTTCGGGTCTCCGGTTTTTTTCATTCAAGGATCACAATGGATACCACTGCGCTCGCTCCCATGACGGAGCTTGAGGCCATCAACGATATGCTCTCGCTCATCTCTGAGAGCCCGGTGGCCTCCCTTGACGAGGCATCACGGGTCGCTGATGCACAGACTGCGGTGCAGATACTGCGCCGACAACTACGCGACACACAGGCCCGTAACTGGGACTGGAACACCGAGAGCGGTATGTGGCTCGCGCCGGATATGGACGGCAACATCGTCCTCCCGCGCAACTGCATTAAGGTCGATCCGACCGACCCGCGTCTCGACTATGTGCGCCGGGGCGACAAGCTCTGGGATCGCACCAACCACACATTCAACATCGGCAAGAAGGTCCAGCTCGACCTCGTCATGCTGCTCCCATTTGAGGACATCCCTGAGACCGCGCGTCGCTACATCAGCATCGCAGCCGGTCGCAAGTTCGAGAACCGAATGATCGGTGACGGACAGTCTCACACGATCAACGAAGCTGACGTGATGCAGGCATGGGCCATCCTGTTGCAGGAGGAGTGTGAGAACGCCGAACTCAACGTAGTGAAGGACAGCTCCACGGTGCGCAACATTTCGCATGGTCGCTATCGGCGGTAATGACTAAGCCTGCCTCTGGCACAATTCCAAACCTCGTCAACGGCGTATCACAACAGGCCCCCGCACTCCGTCTCCCCACGCAGGGTGAGCTACAGGACAACTACTACTCGACAATCGTCGAGGGCTTGAAAGATCGACCGCCGACCGAACATATCGCCAAAATCCTCGACTCTCTTCCCGGCAACGTCTTCACTCACATCATCAACCGCGACATCAACGAGAAGTATCTCGTGGTGTTCGACCCGGAAGATGGCATCGTGCGCGTCTTCGACTTCAACGGCGAAGAGCGGGAGGTCTTCTATCCGCGCGGCTTTGGCTACATCGAACATGCCGACAGCACCATGCTGCGGGCGGTCACCGTGGCCGACTACACTTTCATTACGAACACCACTGTGGCAACCGCCATGGACACCGAGGTGCAGCCAACGCGCAAGCCCGAGGCACTGATCAACGTCCTCGCAGGCAACTACGGCAAGACCTACGCCATCCGCATCAACGGCGTTCTCGCTGCGCAGTACATCACTCCAGATGGCGACGTGGCGTCCGAGGCGTCATTCATCGACACGGTCTACATTGCCTCGCAGCTCGATGCGTCGCTCACGGCCAACGGCTTCAACTCTGGCGGCTGGCACTCGAACCGCTACGGCAATGCCTTGCACATCTTCCACGAGCTGGGCACTCAGTTCAGCGTCGAGGTGCAGGACGGCTACAACGGCAATGCCATGAAGGCGGCGAAGGGCAGCGTTCAGCGCTTCTCCGATCTGCCGTCATTCGGTCCTGATGGCTTCACCATCGAGATCGCGGGCGACAGCGGCAACACCGGCGACAACTACTATGTCCAGTTCCAGAAGGGCGTGGATGGTCCCGGCGTGTGGAAGGAGAGTGTGAAGCCTGGCACCAAGCTGTATCTCAAAGCAGCGACTATGCCGCATGCGCTCATCTCCGAAGCTGACGGTACGTTCACCTTTGACGAGATCGAGTGGGACCCGCGCAAGTGCGGCGACAGCGACAGCTCGCCTGATCCTTCGTTCGTGGGCGACTATATCGAGGATGTGTTCTTCCACCGCAACAGGCTGGGCCTGCTGTCTGGTGAGAACTCCATCATGAGCCGCAACGGGTCGTTCTTCGACTTCTTCCGCACCACGGCCACGGCGGTGCTCGACGATGATCCCATCGACGTTGGCGCGTCGCACGTCAAGGTCTCGCTGCTCAAGCATGCGGTGCCGTATCAGGACCAGCTCGTGCTCTTCTCGGAGCAGACGCAGTTCACTGTGAGCGGCAACGATCTGCTAACGCCGAAGACCGTGTCGATCCGGCCCCAGACTGAATACGTCTGCGATGGCAACGTGCGCCCGGTCGGCCTCGGTCAGTCCATCTTCTTCGCTGCACGGCGAGGGGACTACAGCTCGATCTGGGAATACACTATCGACAAGGTCTCGCAGACCGCCTCGGCCAGTGAGGTAACCGCGCATGTCCCGGCCTATGTGCCGAAGGGCGTGTTCAAGATGGCCGGTACGTCCAACGAGAGCGTCCTCGCGATGCTCGCGTCCAGCGACCCCACGCGCATCTACATCTACCGCTTCTACACATCCTCGGATGGGCAGAGGCTGCAGGCAGCGTGGCAGAAGTGGTCATTGCCGGGCGACCCGAAGATACTGAACGTGGAGTTCATCGAGAGTGACATGTTCGTCGTCGCACAGCGCGAGGACGGCGTCTATCTTGAGAAGATCAGGATGCAGCCAAACGCCTTCGACGAGGGCCTCGGCTTCCTTGTGCGGCTCGACCGTCGCATCCACTCGACCGATCTTCCGGCCCCGGCCTACAGCGCTGCATTTGGTTACACTGTCTACACCCTCCCTTACATGCCGTCCGAGAACATCGTGGCGGTTACGTCACCGGGCGGGAACACACTGCCAGCCATCGAGCTGCCAATCGAGGTCATCAGCGGCACCGGCCTACAGGTCGCCCTCCGTGGCGATACCCGTGGTGCGAAGGTCTGGTTCGGTGAACCTTACGAGCGCCGCTATCGGTTCTCCAAGTTCTTCCTGAGGCAGCAGTCGGCGAACGGCGGCAGCACGGCGGTCCAGACAGGGCGGCTCCAGCTCCGTCAGATGACGCTGGCCTACAACAACTCGTCCTACTTCCGGGTCGAGGTCACTCCCGAGGGTCGTCAAACCTACGTCTATGAAATGACCGGGCGCACCTTGGGCAACGCTCAGAACATCCTCGGCCACATCCCGCTTCGGTCTGGCAAAATGTCGATCCCGATCATGTCGCGCAACGACCGGGTCACCATCGACCTCAGCTCCGATAGTTGGATGCCATCGGCATTCATCAACGCGGAATGGCAGGGGACACACAACGAGAAGGCAAGAGAGCTTTAATGGGTTACGTCCAGCGGGCAACCGTTGAAGACGTTACGTTCATCTCCAGGAATTTGAGGCAGGCCGACCGCGACGAGTGCGATGCTACACTAGCAACGCGCCCTGAGCTGATCCTGCCTCAATGCGTGACTCCCGGTCGGGATGTGTGGACCTTCCACCTGAACGACGGGACGCCCGTTGGAGTGTTCGGCGTCGATAGAACACCAGACCCGGATGTCGGCATCGTGTGGATGCTTTCGACAGACGAGATCAAACTACACAAACGAGAGTTCCTCGTTGAGAGCAAGCCGTATGTGCTCGCGCTCAATGACGACTTCCCAATCATCACCAACATGGTGGATGCGCGGAACACCCTACATCACCGCTGGCTCAAGTGGCTCGGCTTCTCCTTCCTTCGCAGGATCGAACGATGGGGTGCACGCAGCGTCCCCTTCTATGAGTTCGCAAGGATGAAACAGACATGTGCATAATGGCACTGGGCGCACTCGCGCCTATCCTCGGCATGATCAGCAGCATCGGCTCCGCTGTTGTTGGCTATGCCGCGCAGAAGCAGCAGGCTGATCAGCAGAACGCTTACTACGCTCAGAACGCTCGGGCGGCTCAGATGGCTGCTGTCAACCAGTATGCCAACCAGCAGAACCAGATCATCCAGAAGCGCAACGCTGCGGGGCAACAGGTCGAAGAGACCCACATCGCAGCGCTTAAGGCGCGAGGTACGGCGCACGTTGCGTCGGGTGAAGCTGGCGTTACCGGCCTGTCGGTCGATGCCCTCATTGACGACTTCTACGGTCGCGAGGGGCGGCGCGTCGATAGCATCGATCAGAACTACGAGATGGACCGCGACTACATGCGGGCCAACATGGAAAGCACTGAGGCTCAGGCTCAGCAGCGTATCAACAGTGTCCGTCAAGCAGCCGAACCGTCGTTCGCCGACGCCGCCATCCGCATTCTCGGAGGTGTCGCAGGGGGCCTCGGCGGCATGGCTAAGGGCGGCATGACACAGGAGTTCGCGAGCTAATGGCGCGACAAGGACGAGTACAGGTTGAGGAGCTGGCAGGGCCGGTTCCTCTTCAAGCGGCACCACTGCCGGGCGACACCTTCACGGGTGCCGCTCAGGCCCCAATCGACAACAGCCTCACGCGCATTGCGGATGCACTGAGCAGCTTCAACAGTTCGCTCTCCAGCTTCGGCACCGCTGCCAAGCAGGCAAACCTCAAGGCGCTGGACGAGGCTGAGGGCGCACGCGCCAACAAGATGATCGCAGGCTGGACGCCGGATCAGGCTATCGAGGCTGTGCAGAACGGCACGCTGGCCAACTTCCAGCACCCGCATTGGAAGGCCGCAGTCGAGAAGAACAGCGGTCAGGCATACGGCGAGCGGATCATGGGCGGCGTCCAGAACATGATCAAGACGGGTCAGATCGACCTAAGCTCCGAGACGGACAACATCTCCGACATCGTCACGAAGGCGACGAACGACGAGCTGCAGAATGTGCCGCCGTGGTTTCAGGCATCCAAGGCTGGCATGGCCGGTCTCATGCAGCGCATTGAAGCGGGCCGTGACCAGCTCATCCGTGCCCAGACCGAGCAGCGTGCTGCCGCCTTCACGCGCAAGCAGGAAGGTGTGGTCTACGATCAGTTCAGCAAGATGTTTGATGTCACCCAAGGCGACAGCGCGGAGATCACGCAGAGCAAGATCAGGGGCGTCTATGCTGACCTCGGCAACAGCAAGTTCCTGCGCAACGATCAGGTCGATAAGGTTCTGATTGACGTGCTCCGCAACAAGGCCGCTGACCCGAACTCGGTCGAGGCTGTGGTGCATGCGCTGAGCATTGATCGCGTTGGCAAGGATGGTGAGAAGGTCCCGGCGCTGGGCGCGAACCCGCGCTATGTGCAGGACATCACCCAGATCAGGGATACAGCCCGCGCCACGCTGACCAAGAAGTACGACGAGACCGCCGAAGCTACCGCGAAGAAGAACGTGCGGGACGCCATCGATCGACAGGACGGCTCGGTCTGGACGATGAACTCGACCAGCTATGAGAACCCGTATGCGAAGGGCGACAAGACCCGCACCATCGACATGTCCAAGACCAAGGACGCGGCGGCTGTGGACTACCTGACGTGGAGCAAGCAGCTCGCAGGCTCGCGACGCGAAAGCCCAGAGAACCAGTATCAGCGCGAATGGAACACCATGACCGCGAACAACATGCCGAACCCGGCGTGGACTGAGATGCTGTCGAGCCCGTCCAAGGCGTTCGCCAATCCGCAGTCGCTTACCAACCCGGTACAGCGGCAGCAGGCTATCGCGTCTGGCGAGCTGTTCATGCGGATGTCGGAAGCGAACTATCCGTATGTGAAGAACACGCTCAAGCTCGACAAGAACGCGCTCGACTTCAATCAGGTCTATCAGGTTGCACGTCAACTGGGTAAGAACGAGGACCAGTCTCTCGACATGGCGGCGGCTGCAATCCGCACTCCCGACAACGAGAACGACATGGCGGTTCGCTCCCAGCGGGCGAAGGATGTCGAGGCCAAGGTCAAGTCTATGGACTTCGGCACTGGTTGGCAGAGCTACATCCCGTTCAACAACAGCAACGCTAAGAACAGCGGCGCGGTGCAGAAGCGCATCCTCGACGTGGCTACCGTCCTCGTTCGCGTCCCCGGCATGTCGCTGGACGATGCGGTGAAGGGCGCTGCCGAGATGGTGCAGAAGCGCTCGGTCTATGTGAATGGTCACGTCGTGGCCGACAACGGCTACATGCCGCCGAAGCAGCTCACCGGCAACATCGAGAAGGCGCTCGCCGACTACCATGCCCAGTACGGCAAGAAGGAAGCCGTTGGCTCTGCCAGCGATCTCTCCATCGAGCCCATGGGCGGCGGTACGTTCCGCATCATCGACGCCTCGCAGGAGGGCGGTAAGCCGCTCTACGCGCAGGACGCCAAGGGCCGTGTGATCCCCGCTACGATCACAATGGCGCAGCTCACACGCATGCAGAAGAACACCGAGGCTGACACTGAGGTGACCCGAGAAGCTGCACAGGTTGAGAACCGGAGGGCTGCAGAGGCCGCTGATGCTGCCCGCATCCGCAACACCCCGGATCGTCTCCTGTCACCAGCCCAGCGCGAGACGAAGCGTGCTCTCGGTCCTGATCCGGCGCTCGACGCCTTCACGAACCTCAACGGCGGCGGGGAGATGATCCCACCACAGCAGTTCGAGGACACCTTCAAGAAGCTCTTCCAGCGGCCCCACGGGCGTCTGGGCAAGCAGAACTAACCCATCAACCGGCGAGGGGAGAGCTGAGGCTCTCTCCCGCTCATTAGGATATTTCAATGGATGAACTCCAGCAGCAGCCTATCGTCCCTGAGGGTGACGTTGTCGTTGCACCCGAAGTCAAGGAAGAGGTTGCCAAGCCAGCCGTCGAGGCCGCTCCGTCACCGGACGCCGCGCAGCCGGTAGCCAACAGCCAGGTCGAAGCACAGCCCATCGCGCCCGTACCTGACGATGCACTTCTCAAGGGTCTCGAGACTGCAGCGCCGTTGCCCGTGGAGGAGAAGCGGTCACCCGTCGTCTCCACCGCCGTGCAGCAGCTCACGCCATATCTGGGCGCGGGCAAGGACACCTCGCATCTCTCAGGGATGCAGGACGTTCTCGCTGACCGTCTCTCCCGCCTCGTGAACGAAGCCCCGCCGTCTGTGCGTGAAGGCTTCAAGATCAACTCGGGCTATCGTTCGAACGAGCGTCAGGCTCAAATCTTCAAAGAGGCCGTGGCCAAGTATGGCTCCGAGGAAGCCGCCCGCAAGTGGGCTGCACCTCCCGGCAAGTCGAACCACAATCACGGCAACGCCGCCGACATCGGCTTCCAGACCGAAGAGGCCCGCGCATACTTCCACGCCAACGCCGCTCGCTATGACCTCGCGTTCCCCATGGCGCACGAGCCGTGGCACATCGAGACTCGTGAGGCTCGCATGAAGCGTCCTGTCGTGGACGTGCCGGGCCATATTCGGGGCTATATCGACGAAGCAGTCGAGCGTTCGGGCACGCCGCTCAACGTGATGCTCGCCATCGGGAAGCAGGAGAGCGACTTCGGTCGGAACCTCAAGAACACCTCCAGCTCCGCTAAGGGCATCTACCAGTTCATCGACGGCACATGGACGCAGATGGTGTCCAGTAGCGCTGCGATCTACGGCCTGCCGACCACGGTCAAGGTCGATGACGAACGCGCCAACGTGCTGATGGCTGGCGAGTATATGCGCCAGAACAAGATCGCATTCGAGAAGGCACTGCAGCGCCCCCAGAAGGACGGTGAGATGTACATCTCGCACTTCATGGGCACACAGGGCGGCATCGACTTCGTGAAGGCATGGGAACAGAACCCCGGCCAGAACGCGGCGGCTGCATTCCCGAAGGCTGCGAACGCCAACAAGACGATCTTCTACAACGACAACGGCACGCCGCGCTCCATGGCTCAGGTCTACAGCAAGCTGTCTGCGTATGTTGACGGCAATACCGACTACAAGACCTCAACCGGCCCGGCCAACTTCGCGGCTCCTGTAGCTCCGGCCAATCTGCTCCCGGCTCGTCCTGCTTCAACGCAGAAGGAGACGATGGACATGAACGAGGCCATGGCGAAGCGCGAAGCTGAGATGCCGTGGTATCAGGGCGTGGCCGATGCGGTCAGCCAGAACTCGATCACCGCCCGCATCCTGCAGCAGAACCCGCACTTCACTCCCGATAGCTCCTTCGTGCTCACGCCGCAGACGCAGCAGCAGCTCCAGAAGGACTACCAGCTCACACCGGACATGATGCCGAGGCTGGAGAAGGCGGTGTCCGCGAACCACGCAGAATACATCGCCGCACAGGCGCAGCGTGATCAGCAGGCGCAGGAGCATCTCAGCAACATGGGCTGGAGCGGCGCGGGCCTCTCGCTCGCAACGGCACTGCTCGATCCTGTCGCACTCGGTGTGGGCATCGGCTCTGGTGGCCTCGCGGATGTCGCGGCGGTCGCTATGGGGGCCGGTCGCGTTGGCCGCATGGCGATGCAGGCAGGCGCTGGTGCCGGGGCTAACGTCGGCCTTGAGATGGCTGAACGTGCCACGGGCGGTCCTGAGGGCCACAGCCTTCTGATGACTGCAGCCATGGGTGCAATGTTCGGCGGTGCCTACGGCCTGCTGTCTCGCAACCCGGCCACGCTGGAGGAAGCCCGTAAGCTGGCGAACCTCGGCAAGTCCATGAAGGACGATCTGCAGAACGGCACCTCGCTGTCGTCTGGCAACCTTGGCGCTGCGGGTAACCCCAACGCGACCGAAGCCTTCCTGAACGACAAGGCATTCATTGCCACGCAGGACAAGGATGTTGCCTACACGGTCAACTCCATCATGGGCGTCAGGACCGGGCGCTTCGATAGCGTCGGCCAGTTGAAGTCCGTGAAGGACCCCAACACCCGTCTCGTCGGCGGCGCACTCGGTGAGGACGCAGTCGGCAACGCAGACCACTCGCTCAACTCGTTCTCCGCAACGGAGGACATGGAGCGGATGCACCGCGCCGATCTGGCTCAGCTCAATCAGATGTGGGCTCCCGCTGCATCGGAGTGGGCGAAGGACAATGGCTTCCGCCTCGGTCGGCTTACGGGCGGCGCGGAGTTCAACGACCTCGTCACGAGCTACATCCGCAACACCGACAAGACACTGGAGTGGCACCCCGCTGTGAAGCGCTTGGGTGACCACATCGCTGCGATGAACCGCGAGAAGCTTCTCGATGCCCAGAACCCGCTACGCCGTGAAGGCATGGTAGGTCGCCCGCTCAAGGGCTGGGAAGAGATACCAGAGAACCCGAACTACATGATGCGCATCTACGACGGCTTCAAGGTCAACCAGTTGATCGACGACAGCCTCGAAAATGCAATCGGTCAGCGAGGGCTGGAGACTTGGTTCAAGAACGCGATGCGTAAGGCGCAGACGTGGATGGACGAAGAGCTGCTCGACAAGATCGCAGTCGGCACCGTGAAGCGCCTTCGCAATAAGGCCAACGGCATCGACGAAGCGATGAATATGATGCACTCCGGGTTCGACCTCGATCACTTGAAGTCGATCCTCGTGGAGGAGGGGATGGATGAGAAGCGCCTTGAACAGGTGCTCGGCACTGTTCGCCTCAACACGGAGCGGGGCGTAGACGCTCGCGCTCGCCATCGTATCTTGCTTGACGAGACGCACGTCGAACGTGGCTACCGTACTATCAACGGGCAGACCCGAGACATCGCACTCAGTGACTTCACCGTCACCGATGCGAAGCAGCTCAGCGACATCTACTTCCGTCACATGAACGGTCGCATCGCACTGGCTCGCGTCCGCATCCAGAACCCGACCACGGGCGAGATGCTGGTGAACGGCATCACGTCGGACACCGAGTGGGCAACGCTGCGCACCAAGCTGCGGCAGTCCATGCTCGATAGCGGCATGTCGAGAGGGGAGCTGGACAAGGCTACGGCCAACCTCGACTTCCTCTATGACCGCACTCTCGGTCGCCCTGATCCCGGCCAGAACGGGCAGTGGGCCGATTGGCTCCGTCGCGTTCGCAAGTACAACTTCGTGCGACAGGCGGGCGGCTTCGGTCTCGCGCAGCTCCCTGAAATGGCGATGATCCCGGCGCAGCTCGGCGTCAAAGCATTCATGCAGCACATGCCCGCGTTCAAGCGCATCGTCACCACCGATGGTCGGACAATCCTCAAGGATGGTTTGGCTGCTGAGTGGGAAGCGGCGTTCGGCAACGGCACTGACCGTATGCGCGGCATGCAGTTCTTCAAGAACGAAGAGTTGGGCTATCACTCGCAAGGCGCGATGGGCAAGCTCGACAACGCGCTCGACTTCGCACAGAACGCCGTCGCAGAAGCATCGGGCATGACGACGATCAACACCATGCTGCAGCGTACCACCGCGAAGGTGATCACGCAGAAGTTCGCAGACATGGCACTCGATGCCTCCCAGATCAACATGAAGCGCATGGCCTCCCTCGGCCTCAGCGACGCGATGCTCAAGCGCATCCTCGCCCAGACTAAGCACTTCACGAAGGAGGACGGCATCCTGTTCGACGGCAAGGTCACCAAGATGAACCTTGATAAGTGGGACGACATGGGTGCCCGTGCGGCATTCGAGAACTCCGTCTTCCGCTGGTCGCGTCGGATCATTCAAGAGAACGACATCGGCAACATGCATCGCTGGGCGAGCGGCCCTCTGTGGCAGATGCTCTTCCAGTTCCGCACCTTCTCGATCAACTCTTGGAACAAGCAGTTCATGCTGAACATGCACATGAAGGACATGACCTCGTTCCACGTCATGACGTTCTCGCTCCTCGCTGGTGCGGGCGCGTATGCAATGCGGACACAGATCAACGCTGTTGGTCGCTCCGACCGTGAGGACTTCCTCGCGAAACGGCTGTCACCTGAGAAGCTCGCAGCCGGGGCATTCCAGAACACTGGCTGGTCCTCGCTCATCCCCATGGGCATCGACACGGCAGGCTACCTCACGGGCAACAGCCCCGTATTCGACGCACGAACGTCAGGCAACGCTTCGGACATCATCTTTGGATCACCCACCGTGGGCTTCATCGACGACATCTCCAAGGCTGCGAAGGGCGTTGTGCAGCCGATGAAGGATGGCCGCGAACGATCTCAGTTTGAGTATCGCAACATCGCAGCGGTCGCGCCTCTCAAGAACTGGGCACCATGGCAAGGGCTTCTGTCCTCCATGATCTCCGGTGCCCCTGAAAGGCCACCGCGCTAACACACATGCGGGGAGGGTTAGGTTGTACGCCTACCCTCCCTGCTCAACATCGAAAGAGATATGGCAAGCTACGTCTTCTATCCGGGGGATGGAACTCAGACCGATTGGTCCGTTCCGTTTCCCTACCTCTCGACCGACCACGTCTATGTCTCAGTAGCGGGCGTCGAGCAAACGATCACTTGGTTGAACTCCGCACTCATCCGCATCACCCCGGCAGCTCCCGCTGGCACGGCTCTGCTCCTGCAGCGTGTGACCCAGAAGACGCCGATGACTGTGTTCGAGAACACCAACAACCTTACCGCTGAGAACCTTACGCTCGCCGAGACGCAGGCGCTGTTCATCGCGGAGGAGGCCAGCGACCGCGCTGCGCTCTCTATCGCCATCGACAATGCGACCGGGCAGTACAACTTCCAAGGTCGTCGAGCCATCAATGTCGCCGACCCTGTCGATGCACAAGACGTGGCCACGAAGCATTGGGCCGAGACTGGCATGTCCTCGCAGCTCACGCAGGCGACCTCTCAGAAGGATCAGGCGGTTGTCGCTAGGCAGGCGGCAGAAGCAGCTCGCGACCTCTCCATCTCCAAGGCTGCTGCCACCAATGCGGACGCTCTCGCGACTGCTGCGGATCGAGTGCAGACCGGACTGGACCGCGTCGCGACTGGACAGGACCGCGTACAGACCGCCGCAGATCGCGTCGCGACTGGACAGGACCGTTCGACCGTTGCAGCCGACAAGGCCACCGTAGCTGCTGATAAGGCGACCGTAGCTGCCGACAAGGGCACTGTGGCTTCCGACCGGATCACCGTGGCGACGGACAAGGCAACCACGCAGAACTATCGCGACACCGCGAAGACGCATCAGGACAACGCTGCGGCCTCTGCTGCTGCGGCTGCTGCCTCTGCCGGGTCTGTTGATGGTCCGAACCTGCTTACGAAGTCGGGCAACCTTACGGGCCTCGCAGACAAGGCGGCGTCGCGGACCAACCTCGGCCTCGGCAACTCTGCCGTCAAGGACGTGGCAACGGCTGCGGAGCTGCGCTCGAACACCAACGCTGGCGTCGTCTCTGTCGATAAGGCTTGGGATGCTGCTGCGTGGGTGCCGCTTGGCAATATCACGGGTGCTGTCACCATCGACGCCAGCACTGGCGCTCGCTTCCGCGCCACGCTTGTAGGCAACGTCACCATTGACGTGAGCAATCTGAAGGATGGTGCGCCATTCGAGCTGGCCTTCCTGCAGGATGCCACAGGTGGCCGCACGGTTAGTTGGAATGCGAAGTTCAAGTGGCCCAGCGCTGCAGCTCCTGAGGTGGCAACCACCGCCAGTGGCTACGCTGTCATCGTGACGAGTGTGGGCGCTTGGAACGGTGACATCATCGCGGCAGGTTGGAAGGTGACAGCGTAATGCTGTTGCCATTCCTGAAGGCCCGCATCGGCGGCGCTGACATCGACATGATGCCGAACCCGTTCTCGTTCCCGACCGTAGCAGGTCAGGCACCGAACGTGATGGTGGCATCTTCCGTCGTGCAGATCACGGGGATCAGCGTCCCCGTGCCTGTCAGTGTTGACGCGGGACAATTCCGCATCCTCGACGCCACACAGACCACGGTCGTTCAAGACTGGGCTACGTTCGGCATAATCAAGAAGGGCCAGTGCGTCCAGCTCCGCATCACCTCGTCGAATGCTTACAGTGGCACGGTCGGCATGACCGTCTACGTCGGCAAGGCGAGCGCTGCTTGGTACGTCACCACGGCAGCCGTCACAGGCGGCTCTGGAGGCTGGGGCACCCCCGGTACATACTTCGTCACGATCCCGTACCACAACAGCTTCAACTTCGATGTCTACGGCGCAGGCGGCGGTGGCGGCGGTTGCGGTGGTGTCGTTCCCGTTCAGAACTACTACAGCGGCGGCCCCGGCGGCGCTGGTAGCCACTCGCAGATTTATGACGAGGAGACCGGAGGCGGCAAGATCAACGTCATTGGCTGGGGCGGTGGCGGCGGGACCGGCATGCAGTATGTCGGCGGCAACTACACCTATGGCAATGGCGGTGCCGGTAGCGGCCAAGGCGGCGACGGCATCATTCCCGGTGGCGGCGCAGGCGGCGGTGGCAGCAGCGTCATGTGGCCAGACTACGCGCCGGACTATCGCTACTACGGCGGCAACGGCGGTCCCGGTGGTCGCGCTTATCGCGGCGTATCTCGCGGCCTTCTCACGCCTGGCACTCGGCTCGTCATTGTCGTCGGCCAAGGCGGCGCACCCGGTGGCGACAGTCCTGACCAAGGCTACGTCCGACAGGGCGCTGGTTGGGGCGGCAACGGCGCTTCTTACATTTCATGGGGTTAACAATGCAATATGTAGTTCAAGAAACTACTCCCGGTGCATTCGTCGAAGTACAGTTCGGCGAAAGCATCTCTATTGGCGAAGTGCTACATCCGTGGCAGATCACCGAACTATGGGCTGACGCGGAGCTGGAGGCCATTGGCGTCTTCCGCGTTGACCCTGCTTTGCCACCGAATGAGAACGCAGTGGTCATCGGCTACTCGTTCAGTCGTGTGGAAGGGAAGGTGGTTCAGCTTCTCAATCTCGAATTTCGAGACCCACCGCCGCTCAAGGTTTCACCTCGGCAGCTTCGCCTCGCAATGAACGAGCTAGGGCTTCGCGACGAGATCGAAGAGTATGTGGCCTCACAGTCTCGCGACGTGAAGGATAGCTGGCAATACTCCACGGAGTTCTACGCCACGCATCCCTTCGTTCAGGGCGCGAAGGAGCAGCTCAATAAGTCGGACGAGGAGCTGGCGTTTCTGTTCGCCACCGCTTCCATGATCCCGACGTGAACCTTGAGAACGTAACGAACGGGACGGCAGTAGGCGCTGTCACCAGCTACTTCTGGCTCCCGACGTTTCACTCCCTCTCGGCGGCGTGCGCTGAGATCGTGCCGGTCCTCGGTGCCCTTTGGCTCCTGATCCAGATCGGCTTCAAGTTCTATGATCGGTACAGCGGCAAGCTGTGATCCGCATTCGTAAGGTGGACGGTCGCAAGCACTCTCGGGTTCTTTGCGATCTCCACGATGCGACATTCGAGGGCACCGCGCCCGCCGTTGATACATCCGAGGGCTACTGGTGGCTCGCGTATGACGAGGGCGTTCCGGTCGGCTTCTCAGGCGTCATCCAGTCCACGCTGGCTGATGGCGTACTATACTTCAAGCGCGTTGGTGTTCTCGCATCACATCGCGGGCAGGGGCTCCAAGCGAAGCTCCTCCGTGCGTGTGAACTCTGGGCCAAGCGCGAAGGCTGGGGCCGGATCATCAGCGACACGACGTTCGACAACATCCCATCCGCAAACTCATTCATCCGTGCAGGCTACCGGCTATTCGAGCCGCCCAATCGCTGGGCGTTCAAGACCGGGCTGTACTGGAGCAAGGACATCACATGAGCAATCAGGGCAAGGCATCGCAGGAGGTCATGGAAATTCTCCATGGCATCCTCGCCACGTCGCTCGCCGACAAGATCAAGGACGGTACGGCCACTGCGGCTGACCTCTCGGTCGCTCGCCAGTTCCTCAAGGACAACGGCATCGACAGCATCCCAACCAAGGGCAACGGCATCGGCAAACTCGCCGAGCAGCTCCCATTCCAAGACACGGAAGACGAAGACGAATGATGACATTCAGTCAGGCACTACACTTCATCAAGCTGGGCCATCGCGTTGCCCGCTCGGGTTGGAACGGGAAGGGCATGTTCCTCTTCCTCGTCAACGGCTCGACCTTCACGGTCAGCCGCCCGCCGCTCCTCGGCATTTACCCCGAGGGCACTGAGGTGAAGTATCACGCCCACATCGACATGAAGACTGCGCAGGGCGACGTGGTGCCTTGGGTGGCGTCCCAATCAGATCTTCTGAGCAACGACTGGGCGCTCGTTGACTAAGTCGACTAAGGCCCACCTTAAGGGGACGACCAGCCTCACTAACGCTGATCCCCTTAAGGCGGACTTCCGCAACTTCCTTTGGATGGTCTGGAAGCATCTCAATCTTCCTGAGCCCACACCAGTCCAGTATGACATCGCCAAGTTCCTGCAGCACGGCCCGCGCCGCTGCGTCATCGAAGCCTTCCGGGGCGTCGGCAAGAGCTGGGTGACCTCGGCATTCGTATGTTGGTTGCTGTATTGCGACCCGCAGCTCAAGATCATGGTCGTCTCCGCGAGCAAGACCCGCGCTGATGACTTCTCCACATTCACTCTGCGGCTGATCAACGATATCGAGCTGCTGCACTTCCTGCGCCCGCAGGCTGACCAGCGCAACTCCAAGATCGCGTTCGACGTTGGCCCGGCCCAGCCAGACCACTCGCCCTCGGTGAAGTCGGTCGGCATCACCGGCCAGCTCACGGGCTCCCGCGCCAACTACATCATCGCCGACGATATCGAGGTGGTGAACAACTCAGCGACACAGGCCCTCCGCGATAAGCTGAGCGAGCTGGTCAAAGAGTTCGACGCTGTGCTCAAGCCGGGCGGTCGCGTGATCTACCTCGGCACTCCTCAGTGCGAGCAGTCGCTCTACAACTCGCTTCCCGAACGCGGCTACGTCGTCCGCATCTGGCCCGCTCGTTATCCGACGCCCGATAAGCGGGACAAGTACGGTGCCAAGCTCGCGCCCTTCATCAGCAACAAGCTGGACATGGACGAGACGCTGGCGTGGCAACCCACGGACCCGATCCGGTTCGACGACGAAGACCTCACCGAGCGAGAGTTGTCCTACGGGCGCTCTGGCTTTGCCCTCCAGTTCCAACTCGACACGAGCCTCTCAGATGCGGATCGATATCCTCTTCGCTTGCGCGATCTTGTTGTTCTCAGCCTTGATCCTCTACGCGCACCTTCGGACCTCGCGTGGGCCTCAGGGCCGGACCAGCTCTTCAGTGAAGTCCCTGCTGTCGGACTTAACGGCGATCATTATTACCGTCCGATCTTCGTAAGTAAGGACTATCTGGAATACGAAGGCTCCGTCATGTTCGTCGATCCCTCGGGACGCGGCAAGGACGAGACCACCTACGCTGTCGTGAAGATGCTCCATGGGCGTCTGTTCCTCACGGACATCGGGGCGTTCCTCGGCGGCTACGACGACAAGACCCTCGGCGACATCTGCATGGCCGCGCGTCGGCAGCACGTCAATCTGATCCTGTGCGAGCCCAACTACGGCGGCGGCATGTTCACCCAGCTCCTCTCGGCCAAGGCCCAACAGGTCTACCCGGTCGAGGTGAAGGACGCTGAATGGGCCAAGGTCCAGAAGGAAGCCCGGATCATCGACACGCTGGAGCCGATCATGAACCAGCACCGGCTCATCGTCTGCCCGAGTGTCATCCAGAAGGACTACAACTCCACCGAGTCTTACACGGCAGATAGCCAGCAGGCATATCGGCTGTTCTATCAGATGACCCGGATCACCCGTGACAGGGGCGCTCTGAAGCACGACGACAGGCTGGACGCGGTCGCTGGTGCGGTGGCGCACTGGACCGAGTACATGAACCGCGACAGCGAGAAGGCGCACCTGACGGCTCGTGAGGCCGCTGTGGACGCCGAGCTGCAGAAGTTCATGGATCAGGTCATCGGGCGGGACCGCTTCAACACCGGCACCGAGGACCGCTTCGCCAGCTCAATCATGAGTGGAAGGCGACGCTGACGTTGCAACTTCCCCGATAAGGTTGCACGTCTACTATTATGCTCCCCTCCGTTTACCTAATAGGTCCACTGAGGGGAGCCTGAGGTGAGGTTAAGGTTCACTGACCATCCTTGGGGGTCCCCAGTAAGGATGAGACCCTAAGCAAGACCATGTGATGGTGAGACCGAGGTTGCCATGCCGTTGCCTACTCCGAAGCCCTACACCCATGTCCGCCTGATCGATGATGCGGGTCCCATGGATCGATACGAGATCAGGGTATCCACCTTCATCGAGTATGACGACGATCCGGGGAGGAGGGCTATCAACGGGAAGCCCACCAAGGAGCGGGCTCTGCAGATGGCCAAGGAGATCGCCCGGCAGAAGCGGGTCGAGTATCCGTGACCGAGACCCGCCCCATAGCCTCGCTGACGCTCGGCTCCAGGGCGGAAGTAGGGCAAGGCTCGCTAGGAGGCCCGTACAGTGCCCTTTCACCGGCACCCTCACTGACCCTGCTGTGCACCTCAACGAGCGCACCCTGAGCCACGCCTGCTGACCGTAGAGTGTCTCCGAAGTGCATGTGAGGTGGGTTGCGGATAGTTGGGGAAAATCTCTGAAGTGGGGGCTCGAACCCTAAGGTGGCGCGTTTCCCCCCGTGGCCCCCTCGATCTCACACGCATCGGCTGGCCATTGGCACCGCACCTTGTCACCAGCCACCGCTAAGCCATTGATATGACTCAGGTCGCACGGGATGATGCATCCACATTGCCCATGAAATGCAGGGGCGGGGCCATCGGGCAGGCCAAGGCGTTGCGGTTCGTTCGCCTTCATCTTCCTATCAGTGTATTTGCGATTGCAGCCCGCGCCCTCGAATGCACCTTCAATGCACCTCACATGCACGGTAGCGCCACGCCAGCGCACCGGCAGTGCCACAACAGGCGGCGCTGCATTGTCACCTATTGTGCACCTCAGATGCACGGGCAGGGCGCTATCGTGTGCCGTATGGCTTCCACTGTCCTGCAGCGTCATAGCGCCCGCCGTCACTGCGCACCTTACCGTCATTCCACGTTAGCAGGGCCATTACAGCCACTGCGATTGCACCCAAGATCACGATTTGCTTGGCCTTCATAACTACACTTCGACTCCGAAAGCGGTGACAAAACAGTGGATTATAAAATTGTTCTGTCTACCTGCATTTTATTGTTGACCTTCCAAACGTAGCAAGTCTATAACTGGCCACAGTCGAGGTAAGGCATGCGATGCCTGCCACCGCTAAGGTGGTCTCGATCTACGGCAAGGCGGGCTCTGCAAGAGCATACGAAACCCGCAGCACGGTTGCTCCGATCCAACCGCCCAATGATGCACCTACGCGAAAGCGCAAGGCCACTCAAGGGCGCTGCAGGACGGGCGCGGTCTACCGGCAACACACTCTCCCAATTCAAACACAGAGCGCCGTGATGCATCCGCGACAACCCGCAACATGCAAGGCCGCTGGCCACTACCGCGAACCGATCCGGTTTGCTGGCGGCGCTCGAGTTTGGCTTGCTGGCCAATGTCCCCATCTGTTTTTTTGTCAACTCACCTACCAATCATAGAGGGTCTACCAATGTCTAACGGCTTTATCTTCTACCGTGGCCCGTCAATGCTGGACGGTTCGCCAATCATCGCCATCGCAACCGGAGTTGAGCGCGGATCGCGCAACGGCAAGACGGGCGGCGGACTGATCCAGACTTGGATACTGCGCGATGACATGTCGCCAACCGATGCAGTCAACACTGGCGCGGACGCTGCCATCTGCGGGACTTGCCCGCACCGTGGCACGGTAGAGAACGGCAAGAACGTGGGGCGGTCCTGCTACGTGACCGTGTTCCAAGCGCCGCTAGTTGTCTGGAAGAGCGCCCAGCGCGGACTATACGAGACCCTGAGCGCCGACGAGGCTGGCTTGCTGGTTGCTGGCCGCGCCGTTCGCCTTGGTAGCTATGGTGATCCTGCAGCGGTGCCCATGGCGGTCTGGAATGGCTTGCTGGCATCGGTCAGCGCCAAGGCTGGTTACACGCATCAATGGGCACGCTTCCCAGAGTTGGCAGCGTATTGCATGGCGTCGTGCGACAGTGAGACTGACCACGCCGCAGCGAAGGCCGCCGGATGGCGCACGTTCCGTGTTCGCCGCTCCACTGATCCGGTCATGCACCGCGAAGTGATCTGCCCTGCATCTAAAGAGGCTGGCGCAAAGACGTCATGCGATGCCTGCAAGGCGTGCGGCGGACACACAGCGAAGGCGAAGGCCGATATCGTGATCGTTGCCCACGGGGCTGTGTCCAAGATCAACGCATTCGCACGTCTTGCTGTCTAATCACCTTCAAATCGTAGCCTAACTACACAAGGCAAGCTTATCGACACAGGGCATCGCAAGTGCCCTGCACGATGCGCTCATGCATCTTTGTGGAGGTTCTACCGTGACACGCCGCAACTACAATGCCGCTGCAGTGGATGCAGCCATTGCTCAGAGCAACCGCTCAGGCTGCAAGATCAATGGCCGCGAAGCGAAGGCAATCCACGCGCTGCTGCAGGGCAGGGCACCGCGCCCTTACTACACATTGGCCGTTCGCTATGACGGAAGATGGAGCTGCGAATTTGGCGACTATGCCCGCGACGTTGTCGAGCAAGAGCTGCAGGACGTTCGCGACAACTCAGGCATCCGCAAAGCGGACTTGAAAATCATCACCACGGGTTCGTCACAGGCCGCGATTGATGCGGCGATCACTGCACTCAACGAGGTATCGGGCAAATGAGACTGTCAAACGTAGCGCAGGTTACCTGCAAGCCAACCGCAGAGAACACCTATTGCGGCCACTACACGTTCAACCGGAAGGGAGGCGTGCTGCGCTTCCACGGTCATAAGTTCTTTGAGGATCGTGACCATTTCGAGCGCTGTCTGGTGGCGTGGAACAAGTCGAATGACTGGCACTACGAGGCACGTCTGATGCCCGTTATGTCCATCGGTCAGGATGAGATCGACTACGCGCTGCAGTCGGAGGCCGCATGATGACGTGGGACCTCAAGTGCATGTTCGCCCTCGCGTTCATCGGCTCGTTCGCCATCCCGGTCTGGGTGCTGCAATGAACGATCCGCAGAGCATGGTGGAGCGCGTCAAGCACGGCACACGCGAGACAACTACACATCTGGTGACGGTGGATGACCTGATCATCTACCGCACGAAAGAGGGCGGGCTCTGTGTCGAGTTCGTTCGCTGCGATGCCAAGGGCAAGCCCGCTGAGGGCTACCGCATCACAGTCTGCCCAGAGGATGCAGGGCGCATCCGCAAAGCTTGAACTAATCCGAGGGGCGGGCGGGGCTCGCCTCTCCAGTGAGTTCATGTGGGCTCTACAACGCGCAACAGGACGGGGAAATTCTATGCGCCTTCGCTACGATACTTTCAGACAACAGTTCGAATACTCACGCGAATACGACGCTCTCAGCAGCTACGAGCGCAAGGAGCTGCTCAAGTATGTCAGGCTCTGGTGCCGCGATTGGGATGGACAGCGGACGAGAAGCATCGCGTTGCCACGCGAGCCGCGCATGATGGCCCGGCCACCGTCCATGCCGCATCGCAGGGTAGACGTGAGGCGCGTTGAGGTGGTGCTAACTGAGCCGCCGATCCCCGGTCGTCGCGAGAACGCAGAAGAGAAGGCACGCCGCGAGCTGATGCAGTTCATGGCACACGCCAACCTTATGAACCCAGCGCAGTTCCTTCGCCCGAATAAGTTCGCTGCCATGGTAGGCAACGACAGGCCACCGCGCGACTTCATCCTGCCCGCCGCGCAGCAGAAGGCCATGGCGGACATGAAGGCTTACTGTGTGGCCGACGTGAAGATGGCACAGATCGCCCTGGCCCCTCCGGTGATCGATAAGCCGGTACAGTCCGCAATCGGCCCGCTCAGCCGCTGGGATCATGGTGAGGACTTCATCGTGGCGCTGCGCAAGAGGGGCTACGAAGAACTGGGCCGGGGCTGCTTCTCCGCAGTGCTCGCCAAGAAGAACAGCAGGCGCGTGATCAAGGTCAACTTCCGCGCCGACCCGTGGCTGGACTATGTGGTCTGGGCTGCGAAGGCGGGGCAGGCGGGGAAGTTCGCTCCGAAGGTGTTTAGCTATCGACGCTTCAACATCGGGCGCGGCAGTGAGTTTTATGTCGCTGTCATGGAGCGGTTGAACGGCAACGCCTACGAGCTGGCCCATACCAACCGGCCACGACACCGGGCGTACCTAGCGCTCACTCAGTTCATGCGCAACCGCGACGATGCGAAGGGTGTCACTGCAGAGCGCGAGCTGCCGGGCGCCATCACCTTCGCGGTCTTGTTCAGGACGGCCTTCCAAGGCAAGCGCTTCGACCTTCACGAGGGCAACTTCATGCAGCGCGAGGATGGAACCTTGGTCTGCACTGATCCGCTTTCGGACGGGACCACCACCGCACCGTCGAGGATGCGTCACCGCGACCTCGCCGCCCTTCACGCTGCCTAATAATCTTCCATTCATAGGTAGACTACACAAATGAAGCGACGCATTTTCACTAGCATCAAGTCAGCACGCCACGCAGGGCTGCAGGCTGTCACGGGCAGGGCGCTCCAGTTCAAGATCGAGGCCACTGTCATCTGGAACAAGGATCGCTCTGCCGACATCGGTTGGCAGGTTTCGCTCTGGAGCCCTGTGGGTAACTTGAAGGGCTGGGTGCGCGGATGAGTTATGAACAGGCAATTGATCTGGTCGGCGATGCACCGGCTTGGGTGCTGCAGGGGATCATCGAGCGCCAGCCGAAACGGTCGCGTTATGCACAGGCCGCTTGGGTGCTTTTGAAGAAGAAAGTGGGAGCCTGAAAACAGTAATCATTCCCGCAAGGTTTCGTGCACCAAGTCATGTTCCCGCCTCAATAATTTGTTGCTGACCTTCCAATCATAAAATATCCCGTGACGTAGTTGGTGAGCGATTGGAAGATTAGCTTGCAGACAAAGCTATTGAACGGAAGGACATTATCCCTAGACAAGGGGCTCTGTTCTCGCTACGTTCTAATAATCAGAAACGCACTAAAGGACTTCACTTACATCATGCGCCACCTGTTTGGAGTTATCGAACTACCGACCGAAGTCGAGCCTGACCAACTCGTTTCTCCCGACTTGCCCAACGGATATGAGACCGTAGCCGGTTGGTGGGCGACGCGAGAAACCGCTGCGCTGGAGATGCTTAGCGACCCTATAGCAACGCTTTTCGAAGACGAGGAGCATCTAATAACCATCGCGGACAAGCTTGAGGTTTTGTGGAAGTGGGTAACCGCTCCCCCGGCGTTTCAGGCAATGGGATTTAAAGTTTCGAAAGCTTTTCCCTTAGATTTGCTTCAACAATTCTATCCCCTTCACCCTTAATCAGCTAAATATCCCGGCGCGGGGACGATCAATGCGCCGGGTTGCAGGGACGGGAACCAAAACTACTTGCCAAGAGTAGTTAATCTCGTTATGGCGAATAACCAGCAACCGTAGGAGCGTACAAAATGCCGACCAGAGGGACTACAACCACAATGAGTAACGTGACGAACATTGAGGACAGCGAGTGGGTTGAGAAGCTCGCTCTGGTCATAGATGAGTTTCGCAAGATCAGTCAGGACATCACAGCAAACCAAATGCTGGTCCTCCTTCGCATCGGCGAGCACCCCGGCATCACGCAGAACAAGCTCGCGGAGAGCACGGGCCTTCGTGACGGCACCATCTCGCGCATCTGCGCCATGATGTCGGAGCGTGGGCATCAGGGCCGAGAAGGGCTCAGCGTCATATCGATCAACCCCGTCCCAAATGACTATCGCGCGAAGGGCCAGGAACTGATCGGCAACGGCAAGCGCATGTACACCAGCATCAAGAAGCTGATGAGCAAGTAAGAGGAGCCGCAGTTGGCGACCTATCCTAAGGGAAACAAATTCATCACCAAGTTCATGATCGACGGGGTTCGACATACCCGGATGCATGACACAGAAGCCGAAGGCGAAGCGTGGGAGCTGCAAAGCCGCGCGAACCTCAAACTAGGCAAAGCTATTCCAGTCGCGGAAAAGAAGATTGGTGGCAGCGACGCTGGAGCGCTCGGCAACCTTCTCCGCGAAACCGCAACCCTCCACTGGGCCAAGGGCAAGGACAGCTCAAAGTGTGAGCTGAATGCCACCACCTTCGTCAATTGGTGCGGCAAGGACATGCCCTCCCGCGACGCCTTCAAGCAGGACAACATCGACGACTTCGTCGCCTACCTCATCAACGAGCGTGAGGTATCCGGCTCGACGGTCAATCGTTACTGTTCCGCCATCCGGGTCATGGCTCAGCGGATCATCAAAAAGTCCGAAGACCTCCCCACGTTCCCAAAGTATAAAGAGAGCAGGGGCCGGTTCCGGTTCTTCTCCCATGAGGAGGAGCGGCAGATCACCGCGCTCTGGACCCTCTGGGAGCGGTACGCTGAGCTGGACTTCCTCATCTTCCTGATCGACACCGGAGCCCGCACCTACACCGAGGGACAGGCACTTAAGTGGGTCGATATCCACGCCGACCGGGCCATCTTCTGGGAGACCAAGAACGGCGGGTTCCGTGCGGTTCCGCTAAGCGAGCGGGCCAAGGCTGCTCTGGAGCGCCGCCGTAAACTAAAGGGTAACCAAGCCGGGCCGTTCAGCGACCTCGACAAGAGCCACATGCGCTGGCTCTGGGAGAAGACCCGTGGCCAGTTACCGCACCTTGAGGATGCCGTCCTGTATTGCACCCGGCACACCTACGGTTCCCGAATGGTCATGAACGGGGTGCCCCTGTCGGTCCTCAAGAAGCTGATGGGCCACTCGGACATTAAGATGACTGAGCGCTACGCCGTGTTCGAGGACAACGCCGCCTTCGCCGCAGCGCTCACCGCCCTCAACAGCAACGGCTTTGCCCCCAAGGCCGCGCCCTTGTCGGTCGTGGTCGATAACGAACCGGCACCGGGTCCCATGGAGGTTCTGGCCAAGAACCTTGAACGGGCAGGGCAAGTGCAGTAGACACCCCGGCCATGTCGTTCGGTCGCGAGACCGGGTGACAATGCGGGTGACAAAGGGGTGCGAAATGGCACCTCTTTGGTGACAATGCGGGCGTGGCGGAATTGGTAGACGCAGCGGCTTTAGGTGCCGCCGCCGTAAGGTTTAGGGGTTCGAGTCCCTTCGCCCGCACCATCGAAGCCACGGGATTTAGGTTCCCGCGTCACTTATACTACGATTAGCAACTACATACTAACATATTGAGGGCAGTGCAGAAATGCGCTGCCTTTTCTTTTGCGTGCTCATACTACGATAAGAAGGTGGATATGGGTGACACCCGCTTTGGTGACAGTGGAGCGGTGACAAAGTGACAATCAGGAGAACACATGCAGAACTACACAAAGGCCCGCGAGTGGAACGGCAAGGCGCTTAAGGGCGCGTGGGAATGCACCATCAAGATCGATGGCTGGCGTCTGCTTTGGAACGGTAACGAATGGGTGAGCAGGGCCAACAAGCCCATTCCGAACATCCCGCCGTGGCTCCCTGGCATGGCCACCGACTTCGAAGTGTTCCTCGGATCGCTCGCGCTGACCTCTCGCGCCTGCAAGACGAAGCACCTCAAGCCCGACACGCCGCGCGTCAAATACGACCACCTCTACAGTCTGGTTCCACTGGACCCTCGGCTGGTCATGCCCGGCCTGATCGACCCGACCGCTGAGCAAATCGCCGAGCTGCTGGCTGACGTGAACCGGCGCGGGTTCGAGGGGCTGGTGCTCCGACAAGGCGACCGCTGGATCAAAGTGAAGCCAGCCCAGACCCACGATGTGCTGATCACCGGCTACGGCGCTGGCGAGGGTAAGCATGAGGGTCGGCTCGGCTACCTGACCTCCGCGTTCGGCGACGTGGGCACCGGCTTCACCGACGAAGAGCGCGAAGAGCTGTGGGCCGAGGCGCTGGCCGGGACGCTGGTTGGCCAGACCATGGAGGTCGGCTGCATGCACCTGACCGAGGACGGCCAGTTCCGACACCCGCGCTTTGAGCGCATCCGCCATGACAAAATCGCAGAGCGATGACGCGCTGGCAGGACGAGGCGAACGCGCACTGGGACCGGATACGGGAGCGCATCAGGGCCAACCCAACGATCATCAAACCACAGCGGCTTGCTCACGAGGAAGCCGAAGACCTTCGCCGCCAACTGCAGGCGGCACACGCCGAGATCAACAGACTACGCAAGGGGACCGCATGACGGCAGCAGCAGTGCAACTGAGGGAAGAAGACCTCGAACATCAGGCCCAGTTCAAGGGTGCAAAGCGCGTCCGCGATCAGGTCGCAAAGGCAAAGCAGCGCGGGCTGGGGGCTGACACTCCCGGCGGCGTGGCGCTCATGAAGCGGGCAGTCCAGCCGCTCGCCAAGCTGATCGAGCAGACCATCCTCGACGCCCGGTCAGGCAAGGCGGGTCGCCGCCACATCGCCATCGCCACCATGGAGAAGCTGCCCGCCGAGGTGCTGGCCTATCTGACGGTGCGCGAGTGCATCAGCGCGGCCATCCAGATCGCGCCGCTGACGAACACCGGGCTCAAGCTGGGCAGTTCCATTGAGGAGGAGCTGCGGCTGCAGGCGTTCGATGAGCAGGCACCGGACCTCTACCACACCATCATGCGCCGCCTTAAGGAACGTGGCGCTGGCGCTGGGCATGCCCGCAAGGTGTTCGTGTTCGCGGCCAACAAGCCCGACACCAACGTCGAGCTGCCGACCATCGCCAAGACGGACAAGCTGCACATCGGCATCCGCTTGATCGAGCTGCTGATCGAGGCCACCGGGTTCATCGAGCCGGTCACCGTCCGCATGGGCAAGACCAAGACCCGCACCATCATCCGCCCGACCGAGACCGTGGCGAAATGGATGGAGGACCGGAACCTCACCGCCGAGCTGCTGAGCCCTCACTATGCGCCCATGGTGGTGCCTCCGAAGGACTGGGAAGGCGTGAAGGGTGGCGGCTACATCAGCCCCGACTTCAAGCAACTCTCGCTGGTCAAGCGGTGCACCAAGAAGCAGCACAAGGAGGTGATGGCGCGGGCTGACCTGTCACAGGTGCTGCGTGCCCTCAACGCCGTCCAGCGCACCGCGTGGGCGATCAACACCGACGTGCTCGATGTCATGAACGAGGTCTGGGACAAGAGCTACGAGGTGGCGATGCCCAGCCGGGACGATCTGCTGGTGCCACCGTATCCTGCCGGTCACGTCGTCGCCGAGACGCCGGAAGAGGCATGGGCCAACGTCCACCCCGACGCCAAGAAGGCTTGGATGCGCGGCGCTCGCAAGGTCTACGAAGGCAATGCGTCGAGCCGTGGCAAGCGCATGGGCATCTCGCAGATCATCCACACCGCCAAGACGCTGGCCGGTGAGCCTGAGGTGTTCTTCCCGCACCAGCTCGACTTCCGGGGCCGGGCCTACGCAGTGCCCATCGGGCTCAACCCACAGGGCAGTGACCACGCCAAGGCGCTGCTGCACTTTGCGCACGGCAAAGCGATCACCACGCCCCGCGCTGCGGGCTGGCTCGCGATCAACGGTGCCAACCTCTACGGTTACGACAAGGCCGCGTTCGCCGACCGCATCGCATGGGTCGAGGAGCGAGAGGAGCAGATCAAGTACACCGCACGGTGCCCGCTGGCTGACCTCTGGTGGACTGATGCGGACAAGCCGTGGTGCTTCCTCGCTTGGATTTTCGAGTATGCGAAATTCCTGGGGGAAGGTTATGGGTTCGTCTCGCGGTTCGTCTGCAGTGTGGACGGCTCGTGCAACGGGCTGCAGCACTTCTCGGCCATGCTGCGTGATCCCATCGGCGGCGCTGCCGTCAACCTCGTGCCCGGTGAGCTGCCTGCTGACATCTACCAGCGCGTGGCTGACCGCGTCATCGAGAAGCTGAAAGAGGAGGGCGATGAGTGGGTGCCCCGTGGCTGGCTGGACTTCGGCATCAACCGCAAGACCACCAAGCGCCCGGTCATGGTGCTGCCCTACGGGGGCACGTTCAAGAGCTGCATGGAGTACGTCCGCGAGGCCGTAGGTGAGCAGATCAATGACGGCAAGGAGAACCCGTTCGGTGATGAGCTGGGCAAGGCAACCGCCACGCTGGCTCGCAACGTATGGGACAGCATCGGCGACGTTGTCGTGGCCGCTCGCACGGCGATGGACTGGTTCCAAAAGTGTGCCCGCGTCGCGGCTAAGGCTGGGGTGCCGCTGATCTGGACGACACCGTCAGGCTTCCCCGTGTTCCAGAGCTACATGGACACGACCAGCCGCCGCGTGAAGACTCGGCTGCAGGGCTCGCTCGTCTTCCTGTCGCTGTCCGAGGACACTGACAAGATCGACGCCGGGCGGCAGGCGCTGGCTGTATCGCCCAACGCGGTGCACTCGCTCGATGCCTCGGCCATGGTGCTGACCATCAACCTCTGCCTCGACAACGCCGTCGAGCAGTTCGCTATGGTGCACGACAGCTATGGCACCGTCGCCGCCGACATGGACATGCTCGCCGCCTGCCTCAGGCATGCGTTCGTTGACATGTACGTGGAACATGACGTGCTCGCCGAGTTCCTCGCCGGGCTCCCCGAAGAGGTGAGGGCGCAGTGCCCGCCACCACCGCCCAAGGGTTCGCTGGACATCCGCAAGGTGATCGACAGCGAGTTCTTCTTTGCCTAGTCACCTTCTAAACGTAGAGTAGCTATGCACGGTAGGAATAGGTAGCACACCTACTCCACCAAACGCTGAAAGGTTCACATGAAGCATTCACTGACCATCCGCATGGGCGCTGCCAACTGGGACGCTACCGTCACCAACGGCCCGCGCTTCGACTTCCGAACCATGACGACCCCGCAGCGCAAGCAGTGGTACGGCGCGTTCATGTCGTCGGTTCGCAAGATGTATCGGGGCGCTCGCTAATGCGGAACACCCTGATCAACCTGAGCCTCGCGCTCGCCACCCTGATCGTCGCCGCACTGCTGATGCTGCTCTTCGGAGTACAGGCCGCGACCGTGCTGGCGATCTTCCTGCTGCTCGCCATCGTCTCGGGGACCGCCAACATCCTCTGCTTCCTGATGGAGATCATCGACAGCATCCGAGGCTGGATGGGCTGGCTTCGGTGACCGAGTTCGTCTGCTTCCTCGCAGGCTTCGGGCTGGGGGTCGGCGCAACCTCAGCCTTCGTCATTCGCGCAGCACTTAAGGACATCAAGGAACTGTCTCAGCTCACATGATCAATCGTGACCAGATGACCAACGCCGACGCTCAGCTCGTTGCTGACGCTGGCATCGCCATCCTCGACAGGATGCAGAACTACAAACCGCACATCCAGCCACTGGCACTGTGCGCCGCGTTCCTCACTCTCGCCGCTCACATCCGCGTCCCTGCTCAGGACCTCTTCACGCTCACGACGAACATGCTGTCGGAGGAAGAGAACATCGCGGAGTTCAAGGCGCTGCGTGACTACGTCAAGTACGAGATCAAGCGTGCTTAGGCTCTGGCCCGTCTGGGTGATCCTCGCCGCTGTCATCATCGGCGCATGCTCCTGATGTCTCGCAACCTCTCACTCGCAATTCACATGTGGCGGCAGGGCTACCCACTCCCTGTCGATCTGCACACCGCACTCACCAACGAGGGGCTCAACGTGGCCCGCCTCGAACAGCGCTATCGCGCGTAAGGAATACGAATACATGGCAAATGCAAAGCGACCGCAGGCTCCCAAGGGCACGACCTTCAAGGGCATCTTCAAGTGGCCGAAGCTGACTGAACCGGACTACGGCTCAAAGGAATACCCGAAGGAGAACGGCGAGTTCTCGGTGAAGCTGGTCGGTCGCATTGACGATCCCGACGTGCAGGCGTTCATCGCCAAGTGGCAGCCGCTGCACGATCAGGCGATCAAGGATGCCGAGGTCGCCTTCAAGGCGCTCAAGGTCGATGTCCGCAAGAAGCTGGGCAAGGTCACCGTCAACCCGCTCTACACTGAGCTGTATGACGAAGAGACCGAAGAGCCGACCGGCGAAGTCGAGTTCAAGTTCTCGATGCAGTACAGCGGCGTCTACAAGTCTGGTCCGAAGCAGGGCAAGAAGTGGTTCCGTCGTCCCGGCATCTTCGATGCTCGCGGCAACGAGATGAACCCGACGCCGTCGATCTGGGGTGGCACGAAGGGCCGCGTGGCGTTCGAGGTTGGCCTCAATCCCGAAGGCGCTCCCGGCTACTTCATCAGCGGCACTGGCGCTGCCGGTCTGACCCTGCGTCTGCAGGCTGCTCGCATCCTCGAACTGGTCAGCGAAGGTCAGCGTGACGCCAACAGCTACGGCTTCGGCGAAGAGGAAGAGGGTTACGAATACGACCCGTCCTCGGTCGCAGAGAAGTCGGCACCGGGCGACACCTCCGATCAGTCGGAAGGTGATGCAGGCGAAGGCACCGACGCTGGCTCCAACCCGGACTTCTAAGCCACGGGGAATTGTTGAGGGCTACCGCAGCGGTCTTGAAGAGAAGGTCGCTGCGCAGCTCGCATCCCTTGAGGTGCCCGCTCACTACGAGCAGTACAAACTGAACTACGAAGTCCCGGCCCGTAAGGCCACCTACACTCCAGACTTCGTGCTCCCCAACGGGATCATCATCGAGACCAAGGGCCGCTTCGTCACCGCTGATCGCAAGAAGCATCAGCTCGTGAAGGCAAGTCACCCCGGCATCGACATCCGGTTCGTGTTCTCGAACCCCAACAATCGCATCGGGAAGAAGAGCGAAACCACATACGGCATGTGGTGTAGCAAGCTCGGCTTCCTCTTCGCGAAAGCATTCATCCCCGAAGCGTGGGTGAACGAACCCGTGTGCCCAAAGCGGCTCGCGGCGAACGCTGCTGCGTTCAAGAAGTAACGACCGGGGAGGGCATGTGCTCTCCCCACCTCAGCTCATAAGCATCCCATGACGGGAAGAAGGACTACACATGACCAATCGCATCACCACTGGCGACACCGTTGAAGTCGTTGACACCCAGCTCAACCGTAACTCCACCGTCTGGCGTCGTCGCATCGGCGAACGTCTGGTCGTCGAGGCGGTCAGCTCACTCAACTCGGTTCGCATCGCAGGCTTGCCTCGCGGTGGCTGGAGCATGGAGCGCTTCAAGAAGGTGACACCTGTGCGCCCCGCCGATGAAGTCGTCGTCGGCCAGTACATCATCATCCTGCGCAACGATCAGGGCGTGTTGCTGCCAGCCGTCAATCCGAAGGTCTACCTGACCGACGTTGAGGCCAAGCGTATCGGCTCAGTCATGGCGAAGAAGCACGGGGGCACGTTCCAAGTGTTCAAGGCCATCTGTGAATACGACATGCCGAAGGTCACCACCCCGACCTTCCGTGCACTCTAAGGGAGGGGCCAGGAATGTTGAAGCGCATCCTCACCGCACTCGCTCTGGTCGGTACGCTCGCTGTTGCGGGCTGTGCCGATGACGCCCGCGTCGCTTCGCAGAACCTCACGAGGGCTGCGGACAACTTCGAAATCCCACGCCGCATCGTCTTCTACAACGCGATGACGGACGGATACATGCTCGAAATCGAAGGGCTGTGCTCGCAGGAGCAGAGCGACAAGAAGCTCACGGTCATCTGCAAGACCGGCCCGACCGAGTTCAAGAAACACTTCCTCGGCCTGAGCGACACCGTCACCTACTTCTCCGAACAGATGGAGCCGGTGAAGGCCAGCACGCAGCACTACCGCGTGACGTTCAAGCCCTCGACCATCGTCAGCAACTACGACTGGCGCTGACATGGAGTGGCTCCTGACCAAGCTCGTGGCGATGTGCGCAATCGCGTTCGCCGCCATCATGCTGCTGGGCGCAGTCCGCTTCGCCTTCGCAATCATCACCTCATTCGCCTCCCACATCTGACACCTCTCAAGGAACCATCACACATGGCAAAAGATTTCCGCGTCGTTGGCCCGAAGCCCCAGACGAAACTCCTGCTTGACCACTTCTCCGACCGTCCGTCCATCAGCGCTGTTGAAGCAGCCGCGCTGTATCGCATCCGGTCGCTGAGCCGCCGCATCAACGATCTGCAGGACGAGGGCCACAAGTTCTCCAAGCAGCACGCCGTCGATCCGACCGGCCAGCGCTACGTGCGCTACCACTACCTCGGCCAGACGAGCTACGCAGCCTGATGAAGAAGTCCGCTGTAATTGAGGCGCTGCGGCTTGCAGGTATGGACGACGCCGTAAAGGTAGTTGAGTCGATGCCCACGCGCCGCCGCGCCGTGAAGGTCCGCACCCGCCCTGTTAGTGAGAAGATGACGCCCGAGCTGGCGCACCGCATCCAACACTTACTGGGCACCACCGACCTCGCGACACACAAGATTGCCGCGCTGGTGAACGTGAACCCCGGTCGCGTTACCGAAGTGCAGCAGGGCCGCTGGCTCTAACCGTTGTCTGACGACGACAGCACCTTCGTCGCGAAGGAGCCATGCCCAGAGTGTGGCTCCCGCGACAACCTCGCTCGATACACAGACGGCCACGCATTCTGTTTCGGTTGCTCACACTGGGAGCCGCCGACCGATGGCTCTGGAGAGCGCACCCCACCCACCGAAAGGAGACATGTGTCAGGCTTGATTGATGCAGGCGAATACATTGCGCTGAACAAACGCCAACTATCCGAAGAGGATTGTCGCAAGGCGGCATACTCAGTCTCCACCTTCCGAGGTCAGGCCGTCCAGATCGCAGCGATCAAGGACCCCATGACAGGCGAGACCATCGCCCAGAAGGTTAGGCTCCCCAACAAAGACTTCCTGTATCTCGGCGAGACCAAGGACGATCCGTTCTATCTGCAGCACCTGTGGAAGGATGGCGGTAAGCGCGTCGTCATCACCGAGGGCGAGATCGATGCAGTCACCGTGCTCAAGATACAGCAGCACAAGTGGCCCGTCGTCTCCATCACCAAGGGCGTCAAGGGCGCGAAGAAGCAGATACAGCAGCAGCTCAAGTGGCTCGACAAGTTCGACGAAGTCGTCCTGATGTTCGACAACGACGAGCAGCACACGCGGCCTGATGGCTCGACGTGGTATCCCGGCCAAGACACCGCCATCGAATGTGCAGCGCTCTTCAAGCCCGGCAAGTGCAAGATCGCACGGCTCCCGCTCAAGGATGCCAGCGACATGCACACTGCCGGTCGCGACGACGAAGTCATCACCGCGATCTGGAACGCCAAGACGTATCGCCCTGACGGTGTCGTTACCATCGCCGACATTCGCGACGCGGTGCTCAAGGACCCAGAGCAGGGCTATCCGTGGTTCTCGGAGAAGCTGACAAAGCTGACATATGGGCGACGCCTCGGCGAGGTGAGCACGTTCGGCGCAGGTACGGGCGTTGGCAAGACCGACTTCCTGACTGAGCAGATGCAGTTCGACATGGTGCAGCTTAACCAGCCCATCGCCGTGTTCTCTCTGGAGCAGCCACCGGCTGAGACTGTGAAGCGCCTCGCTGGCAAGCAGGCTGGCAAACGCTTCCACATCCCTGCTGAAGCCGCAGGCTGGACGAAGGAAGAGCTGATCGCGTCCATGGATGTGATCGAGGCTGGCGGCAAGCTGTTCATGTACGACAGCTTCGGCGCGACGGACTGGGGCATCATCGCCACCACCATCCGCTTCCTGCATCACAGCGAGAACGTCAACCTGTTCTACGTCGATCATCTCACCGGCCTTGCGGCTGCGGAGGATGACGAGCGGACGGGGCTGGAGCGCATCATGACCGAGGTCTCGATGCTCGCCAAGGAACTGCACATCCACATCCATCTGGTGTCGCACCTCGCAACGCCGGAAGGGAAGCCGCACGAAGAGGGCGGTCGCGTGATGATCCGCCACTTCAAGGGCTCCCGCGCCATCGGCTTCTGGAGCCACAACATGTTCGGCATGGAGCGTGACCAGCAGGCCGACAGCGAAGTGCTCCGAACGATCACCACCTTCCGCATCCTCAAGCTTCGTGCTGACGGCTCGCGCGTCGGTCAGTGCGTCTACTTCGGATACGACAGCGAGATCGGACGACTGTTCGAGACCGAGCTGCCGGAAGAGGACGAGGGAAGCAATCCATTCCAAGGCAAGGCCGAAGGAGCCAACACCGATTTCTGACAAATGCGAACCGCTTCACAAAGCTGGACCGCTGGACCTGCGCATCACTCGCGCGGGTTCGATGATCCTGATCACCACCCTAGACGGCGAGGAGGTTGTCGCTGAGCAAGTCATCGCCCGCGACGGCATTCCGTCATTCATCAGAGCATTGCGCGAGGTGGCCGGTGTCTAACGCGCCCACGGTGTTCGCCCTCAGCGCTCATGAGAACGTCCGCGTGGCCATCGACGACAACGAGGTCATCATCGGCGTCCCCGATCAGAAGGCCGTCGTGATCCCTATCGTCCTCTTCGCGCACATCGTGGCGATGATCGACGAACTCTGCACCACCAACAGCATCCACATGGAAGAAGCGGCACTGGTAACAAAGCATTGAAATTTGACTTCGACTGCGAGACGGACGGGCTCCTGCCCGAGATGACCGTCGTCCACTCTTTGGTGCTCGGAGACATCGACAAGGGCACCCACCACTCATTCTGTGACCAACCCAACTACCCGAAGATCGACGAAGGTTTGCGGGAGCTGATGGACGCGGACTTCATGTGTGGCCACAACGTCATCAACTTCGACATCCCCGCGCTGCAGAAAATCTATCCATGGTTCAAACCGCGCGGCGAAGTGCAAGACACGCTGGTCCTGTCGCGCCTCATCAAGGCGGACATCAAGGACGACGACTTCAGCTTCGCCAAGAAGATGGAACGACGCGGCACTCCGCACCTGTTCCCCAAGGCCATGATCGGCAGGCACTCGCTCGAAAGCTGGGGCTACCGCCTCGGTGAGTGGAAGGGTGACTATTCCGATGCCCGCAAGAAGCTCGCGAAAGAGCTGGGCATCAAGGGCAAGGCCGAGATCATGCGCTTCGTCTGGGGCACATGGAACAAGGAGATGCAGGACTACTGTGTGCAGGACGTTGCTGTCACCAGCAAGCTCCGTGAGTTCTTCTGGGCCAAGCTGGCGCAGGGGTGGGGCGAGCACTGCGTGGAGCTGGAGCACGAGATCGCGTGGCTCATCTCCCGGCAGGAACGGTACGGCGTTGGGTTCGACGAGCCCGCTGCCGCGAAGTTCTACGCAACCCTGATCGGCCACCAACAGCAGCTCGACATGAAGCTGCAGCAGTCGTTCCCGCCGAAGACTGTAGAGACCATCTTCGTCCCGAAGGTGAACAACAAGAAGATGGGCTATGTGAAGGGCGTTCCCTTCGTGAAGCGCCAGATCGTGCCGTTCAATCCCGGCTCGAACAAGATGAAGGCTGAGCGGCTGCAAGAGCTGGGGTGGAAGCCTCAGGCTTACGGCAAGGACGGCGTCCCGACCATCGACGACGAAGTCCTCTCGACCATGAAGTATCCTGAGGCACAGCTCCTCAAGGAACGCTCTCTGATCGATAAGCGCCTCGGTGCTCTGGCGAACGGCCAGCAGGCGTGGCTCAAGAATGTCCGCAACGGTCGCATCCATCCAGAGGTGATCACCAACGGTGCGGTGACTGGGCGCATGACGCATCGCGTCGTCGTGAACGTGCCCGGAGCCATCGACAAGAAGACCGGCGAGAAGCAGCTCTATGGGCTGGAGTGCCGTGCGCTCTTCATCCCGAAGAAGGGCAACGTGCAAGTCGGCTGCGACGCTGACAGTCTCGAAGGCCGAGTCATGGGCCACTACATGGGCTTCTATGACGGCGGCGCTTACGCTACCTCGCTGCTCTACGGCAATAAGGCCGAGGGTACGGACAACCACTCGCGCACTGCTGCGGCGCTGGCGAAGTGGAAGTGTCACCGCGAGACAGCGAAGACCTACTTCTATGCTCTGGTCTACGGCGCGTTCGACGCCAAGCTGGGTGAAATCCTCGGCGCGACTGGTAGTAAGAAGGCCAAGGAAGCTGTCGGCAAGGAGAGCCGCGAAGCTGTGATGAAGGGCATCCCCGGTCTCGACCGACTGGTGAATGCGCTCACCGCCAAGGCGAAAGCCAACGGCTACATCATGGGCCTCGACGGTCGCAAGCTGCGCGTCCGTTCGGCTCACGCCATCCTGAATACGTTGTTCCAGTCCGCTGGCGCTATCGTCATGAAGGAAGCTGCCATCATCCTCGACACCGAACTATGCGGCGTGAAGCCCAGCGTGATCGGCAAGATGGGTGTGGAAGCGGCCACCAAGCTTCGCCCTGGCACCGACTATGAGTTCATGTTGAACTATCACGATGAGTGGCAGCTCGACGTTCCACCTCGCAACGTAGAGATCGTATCGACGGCGGCAACAGATGCCATCCGTCTGGCCGGTGACTACTACAAGTTCCGTTGCCCGCTCAAAGGCAACGCGGATATCGGCGATAGCTGGGCCGCAACGCACTGACCCGGAAGGGTACGTGTACATCATCACCAACCCGGCATGGCCATCACACTGCAAGATCGGCAAGGCACTCGTCATGAAAGACCGCGTGAAGGTCTATCAGACGGGATCGCCTTTCCGTGACTACAGGGTAGTCGCCCATGCGTTCTTCGCAGATCGCAAGGCGGCTGAGGCTGAACTGCACGAGCAACTAAGGGGCCACCGCGTCGGCAAGACAGAGTGGTTCTTCATTCATCCCGACGACGCCAGCGCAATGCTGCGTCGCATCTCCCGCAGAAAGAGAAAGCATGTCAGAGCAAGATCGAAGCACATGGTCAAACGAACTCCGCAGCAAGTACGGCATCGCGCAACCCGAGGCTCCCGTGACAAACGCTGATCTGTTCAACGACATGATCAACGAAGAGTTCTGGCAAGGCGTTGGCGAAGTCTAAGCTCACCGTCCTGATCGACGGAGACATCATCGCCTATAAGGCCGCATGTGTGCACCAGCAGGAGTTCGATCTGGGTGACGACGTGGTCACCTACAAGACCAACCTGCCGGGCGCACTCAAGACCGCCGAAGAGATCATCGACGGCATCGCCAACAAACTGAACGCTGACGCGATCATCGTAGGGCTCACCGGCCCGCTGATGGAGATCAGTAACCGCAACTTCCGCAAGGAGCTGCTGGCGACCTACAAGGGCAACCGCTCGGGACCGAAGCCGATCCTGCTGGCCAGTGTCAAAGAACACATCCGCTCAGCATACGACACCAAGATCAAGGATGGCATGGAAGCTGACGATACGCTGGGCATCCTGCTCACGCATCCGACGCTGATCCCCGGCAAGAAGGTTCTCGTCTCCACGGACAAGGACCTCCTGCAGATACCGGGGCGTCACTACAATCCCGACAAGGAAGCCAAGCGGGTCATCACCGAAGTAGCAGGCGACATGTTCTTCATGCGCCAGACGCTGACCGGCGACCCCACCGACAACTACTCAGGTTGTCCGAAGATCGGCCCGAAGCGAGCTGACGCGATCATGCAGGACGCGCTCGATGCCAACGCGCATCTGGCGGGCAACGTCACTGCCTGCATCTGGCCCGCCATCGTGGCGACCTACGAGAAGAAGGGGCTCACCGAGGATGACGCACTCATCCAAGCGCGCTGCGCTCGCATCCTCCGTCACACCGACTACGACTTCAAACGTAAGGAACCAATCCTCTGGTCACCAAAGTAATCAACCTCTTCGCTGGCCCCGGTGCGGGCAAGTCCACCACTGCCGCTGGCCTGTTCTTCCTGATGAAGTGTCAGGGCTACAAGGTCGAGCTGGTCACCGAGTTCGCCAAGGAGCTGGTCTACGAGCGCCAGTACGAGACCCTGAACAATCAGTTCGCGGTCAGCCGCACACAGGCGCATCGCCAGCACCGCCTCAACGGCAAGGTCGATGTGATGATCACAGACAGCCCACTGCTGCTGGGCCTGCACTACGCCGGGCCGAGCTGCACGACTGAGCTGCGCGACTTCATCTGGAACGAGTGGCGGCGCTACGACAACGAGAACTACTTCATCGGTCGAGTGAAGCCATACCAGCCCTACGGTCGCCGCCAGTCGGAAGACAGCGCCCGGCACGTAGACACCCAGCTCCTCGACATGTGCGGTCGCCATCGCGTCCCGCTCAATCACTTCGACGGCAACGATAGCGCCCCGGCGTTCATCCTGTCCCACCTCAAAATGAAAGGCGTGCTTTGACCGCACCACTGATCGGCCTCTATTCGCCCCGCGCTCAGTCGGGGAAGTCCACCGCCGCCCGCCGCATGGCCAAGATGACCAACGGCGTTACCATGTCCTTCGCCGACCCCATGCGTGAAGCCATCGTCCCCATCGCTGCACCGTTCGTGCCGGGCGGGGAAGCTGAGGTTCGCCAGTGGTTCCTCGACGAGCGCAAGGACAAGGCCACGATCCCGCAGCTCGGCGTGACCCTGCGGTTCCTGCTGCAGACCATCGGCACGGCGTGGGGCAGGGAGACCATCCATCCTGACGTATGGGAGATGATCGCCAAGGAGACCTCCCGCAAACACCGGAAGCACAAGGTCACCGTCATCGACGACGTTCGGTTCGAGAACGAATACGCCATGATCAAGCGCGAGGGTGGCCTGCTGATCAAGATCGTGCGCCCCGACGCGCCGGTCTCGGGCAACTTCTGGCACAAGTCAGAGGCCCGGCTGGAAGGTCTGGTGTTCGACGAGACAATCGTCAACGACCAAACCGAGGGACACCTGAAGTCCCAGATCGACGACCTCCTGTTCGACCTGTACGGAGTGTGACCAGATCATGGCAAGGCTGAACCGTAACCCGGTAGCAGAGGAGGTGGGTGACAATAGGTTGCCCGCCTACTCAAATACATCGCCTTCCGTTGCACCTGAGGTGTCAGCGGAGATCATCAACTATCTGAACGCCACGTTCCCCGACGCGCTCCCTCCCGTGGGCTCTGCCTATACCGAGGTCGAGCGAGCATGGGGACGGCGCGAGGTGATCGACCATCTGATCCGGCTTCAGACCCAGAACGAAGAAGAGAACAATGTGCTTCGGCGGCGGATCGACTCCACCCCCAGCGCAGGCCCCGGCACCACCGCCGCCGCCTCCGGCTGATACTCCCAGCGCCCCGGTCTACAACGAGAGCAACACGGATGCGAAGAACGCTAGTTCATCCATCGAGAACTCCCGTCGTGGCCGCAGCTCGCTGCTCATCAAACGCAATACCTCAGGCACATCGACCGCTCTCGGCAGCGACAGCGGCCTGAACATCCCGACCTAGCCGTGTGCATGCTCACGGTTGGGCGCGGTAGTTTCGCCCAAAGCCAGACTGCAATTGGTCAGGTGATCAATAGGGTGCAGGAGACGCAGTACGCCGCACGCGATGCAGCCAATGCTGCGCCACCGTCGAGCACCGGGCCATCTGCCGCTGCCCCTTCACAGCCCGCTGCGGCTGCACCTCAGACCGCTGCTCAGCTCGCTATGGCGAACGGTGGCGGCGTTGCTCCCGGCATGCAGACAGGTGGTGCGCCAAGTTCACTCAATATCCCGCGCAAGCGCTCCCGAGGTTCCGGCACTGCGACCGTAGCTGGTGGTGGCGTTGGCCTCGGTATTCCAACCTAAGGACCCACATCATGTGCATGGGTGGGGGCGGATCATCCGCTCCAACAACTACGCCGATGCCAACACAGGACGCAGGCAACTCCAACAATGGAGCTGCCGCTGTTGCTGCTGCACCGGCCCCTACGAACACGACGACCGACCCAACCAAGCCGACCGAGGCCCCTGACCGTGGCGTATCCTCGCTGCGCATCAAGCGTGGCCGTGGCTCCACAAGCGTCCCTGCTTCTGGCACCGGGTTGAACATTCCGACGTGACGGACGAACCCGATAAGGGAACGGCCCAGTCTCGCTACTCACAGCTTGAGCCTCATCGGCTCCCGTTCCTTACTCGGGCTCGTGACTGCGCTACGCTGACCGTCCCATACCTGATGCCCCCCGAGGGCATGACCAGCACCACTACGCTGCCCACGCCGTATCAGAGCCTAGGCGCTCGCGGCATCAGGACCCTCTCAGCGAAACTACTGCTGAGCCTATTCCCACCGAACACGACCTTCTTCAAGTATTCGCTCGACGACTTCTTCCTCCAGAAGCTCACCGGCAAAGACGACATGCGCGGCGAAGTCGAGAAGGCTTTGTCGTCTCGTGAACGCGCCACTCTCGATGAGATGGAAGGTGCACAGATGCGCCTCGGCGCGTCGATGGCGTTGCAGCATCTGCTCGTCGCTGGCAACTTCCTCGTCCACATTCCTGAGAATGGTCGCACTCGTGGCTTCCGTCTCGACCAGTTCGTGGTCAAGCGCGACGCCTCGGGCAATTGCCTTGAGATCGTCGTCAAGGAACTCGTCAGTCCGACTGTGCTGCCCGAAGTGGTGGCTGCTGCTGTCAAAGAGCAGTCCGTCAAGAAGTACGGCAAGGGCTCCGAGGACAAGTCCGCAGAACTGTACACCCACATCCTCCGCACACCGGATGGCTGGGAAGTGTATCAGGAGAGCGGCGGTATCAAGATCGAAGGCACCGATGGATCGTATCCTCTGGACCGATGCCCATGGCTCCCACTGCGTCTCGCTACGCAGCCCGGCGAGGACTATGGCCGTTCCTACTGCGAGGAGTTTCTCGGTGATCTGGACAGCCTTGAAGGTTTGTCTGAGACGCTAGTCGAAGGTTCGGCTGCAGCGGCTCGCATCGTGTTTCTCGTCAAGCCAAACGGCGTCACTCAGGTGAAGGTCGTGGCCAAGGCGAAGAACGGTGACGTAGCTGTTGGCAACGCCGAAGACGTGACTGTGATCCAAGCGCAGAAGCAGGCCGACCTCGGTGTCGCGCAGAAGCAAGCGCAGGAGATTGCCCAGCGTCTGTCCTACGCATTCATGCTCAACACTGCCATCCAGCGCAGCGCAGAGCGTGTCACTGCGGAAGAGATCAAGTACATGGCGCAGGAACTCGATGATGCCCTTGGTGGCATGTACGCGCTCCTCTCGGCTGAGTTTCAGCTCCCTGTCGTCAATCTCTTTGAGCGACGCATGGAGAAGAACCGTCAGGTCCCTCCGATGCCCAACGGCGTCGTCAAGCCGACCATCACGACGGGCATGGCCGCTATTGGCCGTGGCATTGATCTGCGCAACCTCCGCGCATTCACCGCCGACATCGTTCAGACCCTTGGTCCTGAGATCGCATTCCGCTATCTCCAGCCGACCGAATACATCAAGCGTGCTGCCGCTGCCTACGGCATCGACACTGGCGGTCTCGTCAAACCCGACGATCAGATCGCACAGGAAGAACAGCTCGCGAAACTTGAAGCTCTCGCACAGAACCTTGGACCTCAAGCCATCCAGCAGATGGGTGGAATGGGCAAGGAAGTAGTGAAGGGCGCAATTCAACAGAATGGACAAAATGACCAGCAAGCCCAATAAGGCCACGGTTGAAGACGCCGTCTCGGTGAAGATCGAGGACGGCACTGAAACCGCCGCCACTCCAGCTACCATCGCAGAACCGAAGACGGTCACGACCGACACCTTCGGCAACAAGATCGAAGAGGCTTAATGAGCACCGCCTCGGTTACATTCCAGCAGGCTCCGACCGGCGCTGAGGCACCGGCCACGGACCCGACGAAGGACATCAATGCGCAAGCAACGAACCCCGCCGCGACTGGTGACGGGACTGATCCCGCTCGACCGGAATGGCTCCCAGCCAACTTCACGAGCGTCGAAGACTACGTCAAGTCCAACAACGAAGCCCGTGGCGAACTCACCCGTGCGCAGCAGGAACTCGCAAAGCTCCGCAAGAGTGACAGCGAACAGCCCGGCGCGGGGGCAGAACAGTCTTCGCAGACCTCGGTCGAAAGAGCGGCCAACGAAGCCGTAACGTCGGCTGGCCTCGACGTATCGAGCTGGCAGGCTGAGTTCAACGAGACCCGTGATGTGTCCGAAGAGGGCCGTGCGGCAATCGCTAAGGGCCTTGAAGCTCAGTTTGGCAAGGACGCTCGCGCCCTCGTTGACGACTTCATCGAAGGCCAGAAGATGCGCGTCACCAACGTGGAGAACCAAGTTCACACGCAGGCTGGCGGCGCTGAGGCATACTCGGCCATGATGAAGTGGGCGGCGACGAACCTCACACCTGCTGAGATCGGCGCTTACAACAACGCCATGGGCACAGGCGACTTCAACTCGATGTCGCTCGCGGTCGATGGCTTGAAGTCTCGCTTCACCAAAGCCAACGGCAAGGCACCGACGCTGCTCTCCGGGGATAGCGCCATTGCCGCCAACGGTGCAGGCTTCGCATCCACGTTCGAAATGACGCAGGCGATGAAGGACCCTCGGTATCGCACCGACCCGGTCTATCGCAAGGGCGTCGAAGAGCGGGCGAAGAAGTCCAACTGGTAATGCTCCTCCAGGGCGATGAGTGTCATCTCTCGCCCAAGGCACTCGACACTTCCTTCTACGCTGTCAATCCGCACACCTTCGGGAACTATCGCGCAGGCTACATGACCTTGTGGTCGCGCATGACGGTGACCAAGGTGAGCGAGGCGTCGAAGCAAGTCCGCCTCGTGGTCGCTCATCAGGATGTCTACAAAGACATTGAAGCGGCCACGGGGGTGCCGTGGGCAGCAATCGCAATGCTGCATCTCCGTGAAGCCGGTCCGCAAGACGTGGGCCGCTGGGAGTGCACACTGCACAACGGCGAACGCATCATCGGCAAGGGCACCAAGACCAAGCTCGTTCCGAAGGGCGTTGGCCCGTTCAAGACATTTAAGGAAGCCGCCATCCATGCCATCCGGCAGGAAGGGCTCGATAAGATCGATTGGGCTAAGGACGGCATCGCGTATCTCGCGTTCGCCTCCGAGACCTTCAATGGCTTCGGCTATCGCAACAAGGGCATCCCGTCTCCCTACCTCTGGGGCGGCTCGTCCGTTCAGATGAAGGGCAAGTACGTCAAGGACGGCGTGTTCGACCGCAACACCATGGACCCGCAGATCGGCACGATGCCACTGCTCAAGGTCCTCATGGACACCACCGGGTACACCTTTGGCAAAACTCCTACTGCTCCTCTGGCTGCACCTAAGCCAACCACAGATGCGACGCCCAGTCCCTCTGTCGCCTCCGGCGTTGATCCGCAGCGTGGGATAGCGTCGATACTCGGCGTCTTCTATTCCGTCATCCAGACGGTTCTCAAACGAAAGAGCTAACCCATGTTCCGACGCATCATGCGCCGGGCAGGGCGGCTTCCCCTGTTCCGCCTCGGTGCGGTGCTGGTCATCTTGAGCCAAGTCATTGAGGCCCTCGACGCATTGGCCGGTCTCGACCTCGCGTCCATCCTCCCAGCGCACTACAGTGTTGCTGCTATCATCACGGCCATCGGCCTGCTCAAGATCGTCCTCAGGGGCGTGTTCGTTGTCGCTTCAATGTTCCAACCCAACCCGCGTGAGGGTCCGCAGTAATGTGGCTCCTCAACGTGGCACTCTCTCTATTCTCCAGTCCCATACTCGGCAAAGTCGCCGACTACCTCACGAAGCGCTCCAACGACCAAGCCGTCATGCACGGCCAAGACATGTCTGCCGCCACAACCATCGTGGTCGCGCAGATACAATCCGAGATCGCAGCCCGACAAGCCCAGCTCGCGTTCACTAGTCGTCACGACAAACTCGTGGCGTGGATTGTTGCACCGTTCATCCTCCATGTGTGGATGTTGGTGCTCGACCGATGCTTCCATCTCAACTGGAACATCGACATGCTGCCCGACCCACTCAACGAATGGGAAGGTCGCATTCTTCTATCGTTCTTCATCCTGTCACCCGCAGCCAACCTCGCGAAGGCGGCTCTCGGGTTAGTGAAGAAGTAACATGGCCGGTGCCTCTGCAGCCTCATCAACTGTACGCGCCGGTCCTCTTCCCCGGCCTAGCTTAATTGGCGAAAGCGTGCCCCCTCGACAGGATATGTAGTGGGGAGATCGAGGTTCAAATCCTCGGGCGGGGATCAATCCCAATCCATAGCGGAAAGCAACGTGCCCCTTCTAAGGGGGCGTTCAGGTCCAAGACCACCGACTAGACGAAGCCTCTTGGCTCACTCTCGATACATCTGCGGATGTGCTGAGCGTGAATAACCTTTTGCGTCTTCCGATGGCGGGTTCGAGGCCATTCCTCAATCCACTATGGAGACTACCAATGACCGACACTGTTGTGTCCCGCACCGGCCAGAGCAACGCTACTGGCGATGCACTCGCTCTATTCCTCAAGGTGTTCTCGGGTGAAGTTCTCACCGAGTTCGAGCGCACCACGCTGTTCACCGACAAGCACTTCATCCGACAGATCACGTCGGGCAAGTCGGCGCAGTTCCCGCTGATCGGTAAGGCGTCCAGCCGTTACCATGTTCCCGGTCAGTGGATCGATGGCACCGTCATCGACCACGCCGAGAAGGTGATCACCATCGACGATCTGCTGATCGCTGATACGTTCATCGCCAACATCGACGAAGCCATGAACCACTACGACGTTCGCGGTCCCTACTCGCAGGAGCTGGGTCGTGAGTTGGCTCAGGCATTCGACACCAACGTCGCCCGCGTCATGGTTCTGGCGGCTCGCGCCTCCAACCCTCTGGCTGGTCGCGCTGGCGGCACCCGCATCTCCAACGCCAACATGGACACCGACAAGGACGCTCTGCGTACCTCGCTGTTCTCGGCTGCTCAGAAGCTCGATGAGAAGAACGTCCCCGCCGAAGATCGCACCGCGTTCTTCCGCCCGGCTCAGTTCTACATCATGGCTCAGGACACCACGCTCATCAACAAGTTCTACGGTGAGACGGGTGGCGATCTGGGCAAGGGCTCGCTGGAGACCGTCGCTGGCTTCCCGATTGTGAAGTCGAACAACGTGCCGTCCGCCGATGACACGCTGAACACGAACGTCCACGCCAAGTATCGCTCGGACTTCAGCAAGACCGTGGGCGTCATCTCGAACAAGATGGCCGCTGGCACCGTCAAGCTGATGGACCTCGCGATGGACGCTCAGTACGAGCCCCGCCGTCAGGGCACCTTCATGGTCGCCAAGTACGCGGTCGGCCACGACTGGCTGCGCCCTGAGTGCGCGGTCGAACTCTACAAGGCGTAAGCCTTCAACCCAGCCGGGGACCTTCGGGTCTCCGGTTTTTTTCATTCAAGGATCACAATGGATACCACTGCGCTCGCTCCCATGACGGAGCTTGAGGCCATCAACGATATGCTCTCGCTCATC